AATGGCTCATACGGGCATTGTGCGCGAACCCATGAATTTGTTAAAAATTTCACAAACACAGATGTGTGGTCACGCGAAAAAATCTCACCATATCTTTCTTTGGCAATGGCTTTCTCGCACGCGTGGACGCGCCACAAACGGCGTTTACGGTGTGGGTAGTATATCCGTATAGCCAAACACAAACGCGCCTTGACGGGGCTGTAAATGGCTCATACGGGCATTGTGCGCGAACCCATGAATTTGTTAAAAATTTCACAATTTCAACGGGTCATTTTGACCCATTGAATTTGTTGGGGTAATATAGAGAGACATTTTCCCGTAACCCCCAACGGTCGCGGTGCGCGAACCCATGAATTTGTTAAAAATTTCACGAACTTCACAATTTGTTCACATTTTCAAGTGGGGTAATATAGAGAGACATTTTCCCGTAACCCCCAACGGTCGCGGTGCGCGAACCCATGAATTTGTTAAAAATTTCACGAACTTCACAATTTGTTCACATTTTCAAGTGGGGTAATATAGAGAGACATTTTCCCGTAACCCCCAACGGTCGCGGTGCGCGAACCCATGAATTTGTTAAAAATTTCACGAACTTCACAATTTGTTCATAATTTCGAAACAAAAAGAAAAAGCCCGCCTTTCGGCGGGCTGTGTGTGGGGTAATATAGAGAGACATTTTCCCGTAACCCCCAACGGTCGCGGTGCGCGAACCCATGAATTTGTTAAAAATTTCACGAACTTCACAATTTGTTCATAATTTCGAAACAAAAAGAAAAAGCCCGCCTTTCGGCGGGCTGTGTGAAAGTATGAACAAAGTGTTAACGCATAGAGAACAAACCCATAATTTCATAAAAGTTCATTTTGGTTTCGATGTCCGAATAATAGACGCAACCACAAGAGAACAATTCCTTCATAAGGTTGACGGCGGGGCTTGAACGTTTACCACGTAGTAAGAGCATATTCGGCGAACCGTCTTCACAGGTGACGGCGAACTTCAAAATGTGGTCTTCGTCAATTTTACGGTCAACATACAAACCGCCCTTGTCGAAGTCCGTCCACACGCCGAAACGCTTTTCTTTATAGATAAGCGTGCAACAATAGCGAAGGTTTGGGGGACGGGACGCAATGAATGTTGTGTTGTCGCGCAAACTTTCATTGTCGATTGCATAACGAGCGTAGTTCGTGTCCGCGATAAGTTGACCGAACTTCGTTTGATGTTTCACTTCCTTGAATTCTTCGTTCATAACCGTTTCAATGCAAATTGAAGGGGTCAGCGTGAAACGAAGGTTCGCGGTCGGGAAAGTCGAAAAATACGTGAAGTACGGGTTCACCGTCGTGACAGAGTTCGCAAGGAAGAACGCGCGGACGTTGTCACGGGTACGGGCGACGGTTTCAAACAGTTCAAGGAAGGTTTCAACTTCGTTTGACAGGTAATGCAACGAACCCTTGTCAATAACAAATTCATCAAAAATGATTTTGTTAACTTTCGGGTATGCGGTTGATTTGTTTTGTGCGGAAACTGAAAGGGGGATAAAATAACCGAAAGGCGTTCCGTCACAAAAGGCGGTGTTGCCCTTGACGGTCAATTTGTGTTGTGGGTATTTGTCGGCAATGTCCGCGAAAAAGTTGTTTATACGCTTCATTTCGGTTTTGTAACGGCGAACGTAAACGAATTCGTTTCCCTTCTTCAAAAAGTCGTCAATACACCACTTTTTGAAAGCGTAGGTTTTACCCGCGCCACGGTTGCCGATAACGAAATTGAAAATTCGGTTGTAAGTCAAAAGGTCGTGGGGCGACCAATAAAACGTTGTTTGTTTCTTTTGTGCCATAGTGAACCCGTCCTTTCGTTACACCGTCGCGGTTGCGTCCTTTACGCGTCCGTTCAAGTAAATAATGGGGGTTTTATTGCTTGACGGGATAAAACCCGCGCGTTGACCATAACCGCCGTAATGCAACGCCGAACCCGTGTTGACGAAAAGTTTGTCAACGGGTGCAACGCTGTTGTTGTGAACGTCCGCACGGTAAAAGGATTGTCGAACAATGGCGGGGGTGTGGGTGTGGGAATGAACATAAACGTCCGCGTCTACAATAGACGCAAGGGACAAAAGGCGGTTAATTTTGCCACCCGCCAAACGTCCACCGCCCGAACCGTGAGTAAAATAAACGGTGTAGCAAATGGGGCGACCGTGAGAACCACCGCGACCCACGCGCACAAAGAGAACTGCGCCGTCCTCTGCGTAACGGTCAAAAATACCGAATTGACGGGCGACAAGTTCCGAAATGTCAATACCGCTTTCGCGTTCGGTGCGTGCTTCGTGGTTGCCCGTGGTGATTGCAAGAATTTTGTCTTTGATAGGTTCGAACAATTCAACGATTTCGCGAATTTGTGTCATTGGGTCGGTTGCTTTGTAAACGCTTGAAACGCTGTTCTTCGTTGCAACTTCCATAATGTCACCGTTCAACAGGGCGAACGCGTTTTCGTGGTTCTTGACGTAGTCAATTTTCTGTTCAAGAACCGAACGGTCAAAGTGTTCGTTGCCGTTGTGTTCGTCCGCGAACAAAACAAGCTCGATTTCGTTAAACTGTGGAATTTTAACGTTGATAGTTTTCATTTGTTGGTGTCCTTTCCGAAAACAGAACCGTATTTCAAACGGTTGATTTCAAAGTCAAGATATTGACGGGCTTTTTCGAGGTCTTCAATTTCCTTTGTCGGGTCTTTGTGTCCCCCACGGGAAACGTATTTTATGACGTTTCCGCGATTGAAATTCAAACCGTGGTCGTTTATATTCAATAGGTTGAATTTTACCCGTGCCCGCATAGTGTGCGGGGCTTGCGACAACGTCGGGTTTTGTGAAATATTTGTTAATGACAAGGTTCTTTTCGAGAACTTCGCCGTCCCGCACAACTCCAAGGTCGTGAAAGCAGTACGGGCAAATTGCGAATTGGTCGTTCCACATTGGTTTGTCAACAACCCCGTGGTCGGGGCAATAAAGAATTGTTTCTTTCATAGTCAATTTTTTCCTTTCTATTTCAAAGATAAATCAAAACCCGCCCTTGCGGGCGGGCGAAGTTTATTCAACCTTCTTTTGTTTCGTCGTCTTTGTCAATGTCGAATTTGATATTCAAGAGTTCGCGCAATTTCGCGGGAACAAGTTTCGGGTTCAAAAGTGCGATGTTTTCAATAATAGAACCGATTTCGTTCATACAGATATAAGCGCACACGGGAATAACAAGGGGAATGGTAAAACCGAGGTCAATAAAACCTTGCGCGAATTCAAGCCCGAACGCAAGCGCGATAATGAGCACAAACGAAATTTTGTGCCACAGACCAACGCGCATTTTGGAAGACTTGTACGTTTTATTTTCGATAGCCTGTAAAAGTCCCGTGATAATGTCGAACACCATAAAACCCGCGCAAATAGCGCAAATAATGAGTGTAGTTTTCATTTTTCAAAAGTCCTTTCGTGAAAGAGTGTGGCGGGGAACTTCCCCGCCCATATATTAAACGGCGTAGTCTTGAACGTAAGCAACACCCGCCGTGTCAAGGGTTGCTTTCGTGGTAGTGTCACCCAAGGGAATGTGAACCGCGACGTTCGTGTTCTTCAAGTCGGCAACACACAACGTGCCGAGTTCAATAAGGTTTGCGCCGAAATAAAGGTCAAGGGTTTGACCCTCTGCGGGAGTGAAAACGGCGGTGTCGTTGTATTTTCCCAAAGTGTCGGTTGTACCCTTTGCGACCGTGAGGGAAGGAAGATACAACGAACCAGACGCGCCAACGAAGAACACGCCGTTGACAACTTCGAGAGCGTCGAAACGGTCGTTCGCCGTCCATACCTTCGCGCACTTTTGCGAAGAAGTGCGAACGGCGGGAAGTGAACGAAGGTCAATTTTCAAGTTAGCGGTCAACGTCATATTGCTCGTGGAATGGGTCAAGGCGGTTACGGCGGGAAGGGTCAATTCCTCTTGCACGTACTGCCAATTTTGAACGGTGAACGTGGTCATTGCGGGGAGAATGAGACGTTTCAAGTCGCCATAATACGCGGACAGGGAAAACGAAGACAGTGACGCGCAACCTTCAAGGCGAATTTCTTCAATGTTGGTTGAACCGTTCATAATTTTCACGTTGGTGCAAGTCAAGGGTGCATAAATGGAGCGAAGACGCGCAAGCAAGTTTACGGAAATTTCGGCGGTGGTCACGGTCTGCCCTTCGTGGTTCGAGGGAACGCGAAGGTCAAACAACGCGTCGGTAATTTTCCACGCGTTCGTGGTCGCGTCCGCTTCAAAAGTGGGGTGCGTGATTGCGTCGGCGGTGACAAGGTTCAAAACCTTTTTGGGATAGCCCCGAAAAGGAAGGTCAACGGGGATTGACGCGCCTTTCGTGTTCAAGGCGTTTTTGATTTGGTTTTTGCTTTCAAGAGCATATTGCGCTTTTTCGAGTAAAGTTCCCATAATTCAACCCCCTTTTATACAACTTCGCCGTTGAGCGTGTCAAGCGTGGTTTCAACGCCCGCAATGGCTTGTTGTAATATGTCAATGTCGGTTTCTGCCTGTTGCAAACGCGCAGTCAAGTCGGCGAGTTTTTGGGTGTGGTCTGCAACGGTTGTTTCAATTTCGGAAACAACCGTTGCGAGTTCGGAAAGGTCTTCACCCGCGCCCGTGCTGATTTGTTCCGCGATTTGGTGCAACAGTTGCAAAACGGTGAACGCTTCGCCCGTTTGGGAAGTGAACACCGTCAAAAGATAATTGTTCAAATGTGCCATAAATTCAAATTCCTTTCGTTTAGAATACTTGCATAAAACAAGTGTCGAGTGCGTCAATAATGAGAAGGTCAGCGTCAACATAAAGTTCGGCAAGACGACGAGCGTTTTCAATTTCGCTTTGCGTGCGTTCGGAAAAGTCGCGGGTCGTTCCGCTGTCGTTTGTACTGTCGGCGTGTGACGTGCTTGTTCCCTTGTTCGACGCATAGGGGGAATTCGCGTCAAGTCCCGTGTACGGGGTTTCCTGTCCGACGGTGTCGCCGTTGGAATTGGTTACGCCCGAACTGTGAGTTGTGGTCGTTTCGTTTACGACGTGGTTCTTGTCGAGGTTTACGAAGAAGTCGCGCTTCATTGCTTGCGCCCGAATGTTGTATTTCGGGAGTTCTTCAAGGAAGGTTCGACGGAAATAATAAAGAAACGCGTCGGGGGTTTCCTGTCCGATTTCGCGCAAATAAAAGTGTGCGACGATTTTTCCTTCGAGGGTGGCTTTATAGTTGTTGTCAAAAAGTTCGTATTCCGAGGGGAAAAGCCCCGAAATGTCAATGTTGCCTTGCGCGTTCTTGAACTTCCATTCAAGAAGTTCTTTCAAAGTGATTGTATAGTTTGCACCCATTTTATTCACCTTCCTTTGTGTCAGGGTCTTCGTTTGTCTGTTGACCGAACGTTTGACCCTGCGGTACGATTTCGTAAAATTCGGGGGTCTTGACACGAACGCGCTTGATATTCACGTCGAGGGGAACGCCGAACATTGCTTCGACCTTGTCGCAAGCGTTCTTTCGCATTTGATACATTGCGCCCGCGTAACCGTTTTCGGTGAATTCGTTGTTTGCGTTGATTTCGTCCACAAGAAGACGTTCGCGTTTCTCTTGCGGGTTGTTGTTATAACCCAACATTGCGAAATATTCGGCTTCAAGTTCCTGTTTATACGCAAACAGGCGGTCAATAATATACGGGGTCGGAGTGTTGAAAACTTCGAAGTCGTCGCCCGTGACCTTGGAGTTTACGAAAATTGCAAGTTCGTTGTCTTTCTTCTTTTCGAGAATGTTTTTCTTCGAAAGAATGTCCTTGTCTGTACCCTTAACCAAAAAGGGCATTTTGTGCAAGAAAACTTGTGTGTCAATGGTTCGTTGAACGTCCGAAACCTTCTTCGCGTAATACTGCGCGAGTTCAATTCCCGAATAACCGAAAAGGTCGTTTCGGAAAAGAACGGAATTCGTTTCGTCAACTTGGAATGTCCCGCCTATGCCTTGCGCCGTCCACTTCGTAGGTTCGCCGTAAATGTCGAGGTCGCCACGAACCACGGCGGGGAGCACGCAAAAACCGATTTGGTCGTTATAGAAAAAGCACGCGAAACCCGTATTGAAAAGCGGTGTTTCGAAACGTCGGCTTTCAAGACCGAGTTTTTGAAGGGGTGTTCCGTCCTTCAAGGAATATTCGAAATTGTCGATTGCAATTTGTGAATACTTGCGAAACAGATTATTGAACGCGCACAAATTTTCGAGTTGCGCTTCATTCAAGCGCGGGAAAAATTCAAGTTTATTTTGTGCCATAGTCAAAAATTCCTTTCATATTGTTTCACGTAAAACGTTCCATTTACATAAGGGAACGTTCACAGTTTTCAAAACGGTAGTCACCATATTGAAGAACGTCGGCGTTGTTGGAGTGCCAAACGGTCACGCCGTTGTCGAAAATGCTTTCAAGAAGAAGTTGTTCGTCAAGATTGCCGATACCTTCGATATGAATTCCGTTCGTTTTGATATAGTCGTAATAATAACGGCGACGCAACTTCACCGTTTCCACACGGTCAACCCTGTAACCGCGCGTTGTGAATTCGTCGAACAAGACCTTCTTATTCGTCGGGTTCAACGTGTAGTGAACCGAATACGCCAAACCGCCACGGTCGCCCGTTGCGACGGAATGGGACGCGCTGAACGAAGTTCCGTTCGGCGTGTCGGGTCGAATTGCAAGGTCAAGCAATGCGGGAATACCGCCCGCAATACCTTGAACACCCTTCGCGGGGTTTCCCATTGCGAATTGACCAACGTTCAACGCTTGATTGTAAACAAGTTGCGTTGAATTGTTCAACATATAACTTTTGAACGAGTCGGTCTTCAAACCTAAACTTGCATTTCCGATATTGTTCAAACGGGTGTTTTCGGCTGTCGGGTCGATTTTCGTTCCCGAAATTTGGAGCGAACACCCAACGCCACCGAGTTCAACAGACGGGTTGACAATGCAAGACAGCTTTTCCGCGACTGGGTTGTTGCGGTCTTCGTTCTTGACGATTACACGCGAACCCCCAACATGAACTTGATAAAAGTCATAGGGGAAACAATGAAGTTTTGCTTCGTAAATGTCCGAACGCGGTTCTTTGTTCAAAGTCGCACTTTTAAGGTCTTCAACAGATACCGACAAGTTTTCCGTCGGAAACGTGCGAACATACTGTGAAGGGGTGCTTCGTGGGGTTGTACGTCCCAAACATTTCAAAGTCCAGAGGTCGGCGGTCGTGGTATTAAATGGGCACGACCACACGGAAAGACCGTCTTCGTTTGCGTAAAACGTAGTCCCTTGAACCACAACGTCAAGGGGCGCGTATGGTGTCACGTATGCGCCCAACATTTGAGGGTATTCAAGATGTTCGATAATGTCGGAAAGTGAATTCATAAACTCGCCCGTGCTTTCACCCGTCGCAAATAGGAATTGTCGGGAAGTGTCGGAAGGGTCAAACGGAACGTAAAGTTGCGAAAAACCCGAAAAGTCATTCAACGGGTGGGAACGCACGTCTTCGCCAAACAGGGCGTTGAATTGTGCAATAATAACGAGCCACAAAAGGGGCTTTCCGTTTCCGTCGGTAATTTGGGGTATAAAATGCTTTCCGTCGGTGATGTCTGCTTCGAAACCCCCTTCGGAAAGTCGGAAGTCTTCGAAACGGGGAATTCCCATCGAAGTGAAACGGTCAACGTGTCGCCGTTCGGTGAACGCTTCCTTCAAAACCATATTGAAAAGGTTGTTTTGCCAAACGTCGGTTTGAAGGGTCAATTCGGTTGTCTCAAAGTTCAAGAAACGCTTTTCGCGAATGAATGCGTATTCGTTACCCAAACCTTCATTGTTGTTGTAAACAATATAATTGAAGTTCTTGACTTCATCATAAGACAACGGCACGTTGTAGGTTGAATTTCGCCGTACATACTGCGCGTCGGTAAAAATGCTCGATTTCGTCAACGTCGCAAAATACGAAGTGCGTTCCGATTTCGTCGCGAAGTCCGTCACGTTCTTATATTTGGGGTCGAATGGTGTCTTGAACAACTGAAAAGTTGAAATTGGTAGTTGTGCCATAATTCAAAATTCCTTTCGTTGTAATTTGTGGGTGTCCCACATATCAAAATAGCGGGAACGGCTTTCGCCGTCCCCGCAAAAGGTGTTTACGCCTGCGCCTGAACCTTGATTTCAACGGCGAAACTGGGCATTTCGAACGTTGCAGTCGCGCCTTTTGCCAAACTTTCGGCAATAACCACGTCCCAACCGTCGGGCGTAGTGTAATAAATGGGGTTTTCGATGTTCGCGCCTGCGGTCAAGGTGACACTTTCACCGACGCTTGCGGTGGTAATGGTGGAAGTGCCGTCGGAAACGGTCAAGGAAACGCCATTTGCAACGGTCACGTTGTGGTCGGGAGCACTACCACCAACGAACGCAACAGCGTTAATAAAGCACGCGTAAGAGAAGACCCACGCGGTCGTCAAGAAGGTATTCGTCACCAAGGAAGCGGGGTTCATAATTGCCGAACCTTCGTAGAGGGTGGGAATAACCGTCATAAAACGCTTGTCAATGACCATTGCGTAAATGGGGTTTGCTTCGGTGGAGTAAGAGCCGAAACCGTAGTTCTTGGGAACTTCGATGATACGGCTTTCAAGTTCAACTTTGGAAAGGTTGTACGCGCCCGCCAAATAGTCAACGTCGAGGGTGTCGCGAATGTCGGAGCGAACAATAACAACGATGTTGTTCTTGTTCGAACGGGTCGCGAACTTCATACCATTGTAGTCGTTGTTCATAAAACCGAATTCCTTCACGGCGTTTTTGATTTTCTTCAAAAAGTCCTTGATACCCGCTTCGTTGGAAACGTCAACACCGTAAACGGGGACGATTGCGCCGTTGTGGTACGCGGTGGAAAGCAGTTCAATGCACTGCAAATACAAGTCGTATTCACAAGAAGAATACAACGTTGCGTTGATAGTTGCAAGCAAGTTGTCGATACCTTCAACGGAAAGAAACGCGCTCTTGATTTGAGGGTAGGACGTGGAAACCTTGTACTGCATTTCATAGTTCTGCTTGTGGTAAATTGCGGATACGTTGGGCTTCTTGCGGGAGAGTGCAAAAGAACCGTCGTCATTCCACGCGGGAACCGCGCCCGCGATAAGGTCAACATACAAGTCTTCGATTGCGTAACCTGCGGGGAGCATTTCGCGGAAGAAGTCGGCGAAGGGGTTGTCTTCGCGGCTGAAAGTGGTGGAATAAAGTTCCTGTTTTACAACCTTAACCATTACGTTGATAAACGCGTTCATTTCGTCGGGTGCGAGGGTGGTCAAGTTGTGCAAGGTGTTCTTGTTCATTTCGGGAATACGGTCTTCCCAATGGAGCGCGGAACGTACCGCGTTCAAAAGTGCATAAGTGTTAGCCATAAATTAAGTTTCCTTTCTTATTTGTTCTTTTTCAAGTCCTTGAAATAGTCCCGTCCGATTTCTTCAAGGTTGTAAACCTTGGGGTCGGTTTCGGGGTCGGGGTCTTTGCCCTGTGCAACACGTGTTGCGCGAATAAACAATTCTTGATTGGTCTGTTGCAAGGTCAAATTGTCCTTTTGCAACTGTTCGGCGCGTGCTTCTGCGTCGGTTGCCCTCTTGGTGAGGTCAACAACGGTTTGTTGCAATTCTGCAATTTGTTCTTGCGGGGTCTTTTTGTTGTCGTCCATTGTGTCAAATTTCCTTTCTCAAAACTTTCGGCGTTGTGCCGTGGTAGGGCGTGAGGGGTTCGAACCCTTCGTTTCGCGCTTGAAAGGCGCGTTTCCTGTCCTATTAGAATAACGCCCCGAATGGTTGCGGTTGTTGGATTTGAACCAACATTTGCGGGGGTCAAAGTCCCGTGCGTTGCTGTTACGCTAAACCGCGATATAAAAGGTTGCGCCGTGTCTGCCGTCCCTTGATGGGCTTATAGGTCAAACACGGCGCGGTTTATGGTTCGCAAATTCACAGTTCGCGGGAATGACAAATTCCATCGTTTACGGGCGGTTTTCACGCCGTGTTGACCCCGTAAGAGCCACGGAAAGCAATAAATGCGCCATAATCAAATCCCCGTGATATTTGAAAACCCACGGGGTCACGGGTTCGGAAAAATGAACAATGAATTCGAGGGGTGACAGCCTTTCGAGATTGGTTTTTCCCGCCCCGAACTTTCGAACGGTCGTCGGAAACAAATATTTTATAAACTGTTCACCCCTCTATTATATAATTGATTTCGGGAATTTTTGAACCAACCCCCGAAAATTAAAGGGTTCAAATTGATGTTCAAGAGGTTCAAACGGCGGGTTTGTACGTTTCGCGAATAACGAAGTCCTTCACCGCAAACGGGGTTTGCTTGATTTGAAATTGTGTTTCGACAAGCAACGCGCCCCCGTGAACCGTTTTGTGTTGAAGTTTACCGTCGAGAACAAGACCCGTTTCGAATATTTCAAAATTCGTGATTTGGTCTTGAAGTCTTTTCGGACAGCCCGCAACACCGCCTTTCATATACGGTTTTTCAACGGGTTCGCGGTCTTCTTCAATGATATTTTCCATATAACACTTTGTGTGAAGATATTTCGCACGGTCGAAGACGGCTTCACACTTCCACGCGCCGAATTTCGAAGGGTGAATTTCAATTCCGAGGTTGACAAGGTCTTCGTCGGAGTATTCGCCGATTGCGTGAACGCTGTCGGTGTCGCAATATGCGAAGTGCTTCATTCCGAACGCGCGAATTGCGTCAATGAGAATTCGACGCGCCCACGAAGTGACCGCCGACGCATACGGAACGTAAATAGTATTTTTCGCGTCGGGTTCTTTTTCCACGGTGTGGAAACGAACAAGTTCTTTTTCTTCGTCCCAAAACGGAACTTTCGAATTCTTTTTCGGAGAACTGCCGAATTTGCCATAAATGGAGTTCAAAAGCAGTTTTGCAACCGCACGTTTTGCGCCCTTTTCGGTGCGCTTGATTTCGGCGTAAGTTTCGAGGTAGTCCCAAAGAAGACCGATTTTCGATTTGAACGCGTAACCGTCAATATATTCGATACCGTCGAAGTCGTAATTTTCTTCGAGAAGTTTCAAGTCAACACAAGAAAACGTTGCTTCGTATTGGTCTTCGTGTGCCGTGTACGTTGCGCCCTTGTTAAAACGTCCCGCCTTGACCTGTACGAAGGGAACGCCCCCTTCTTTCAAATTCAAGTTCGTGATTGCGACACGCTGAAAATAAAAGTCGCGTGAACCCATAATTTCGGGGTCGTACTTGCCTTCGTAATAGGTGGGCTTTCCGTAAGGTAGGGGGTAGTATTCCATAACAGCGGGATACATTGAATTTACGTCGAGAACAATCCCTTTTTCCTTGATGTCAATTCCTTGAAAGTACGGGTTGCAGTACGTAAAACCGCCACGGTATGAATGGCGAATGAACGCGTCTTCGTTAAGTTCAAGTTTCGGAAAATACTTGTTAAACGCTTTTGCGCCCTCTTTCTTTGTCAAAATTTGGGTGCAAACGTCAAGGGCTGAACTTGCAATTGTCATTTTGAGAATTCCCAAAGAAAAGAGTTCGAAAAGGGCTTCTGCAATAATTAAACAGTCGGTCAAGCAATATTCGAATTCTTCGTTCGTCGGAACATAACCAACGGGTCGTATTTTGTGATAGTCACAGTCACCTTTTGGGGCTGTGCATTGAAAGTCTTTCGAAATGCGGGCGACCGTGCTGTTCAACAATTTCAAACTGTCTTCGAATTCGAAAACGTCGTACTTTTCGCCGTTCAATTTGTAAATGGTAATTCTGTACCATTGCCCCGTGGCCGAAATAAGGGTTTTAATTGCAAGCTCGCCGTGCTCTTTTCGGTTCGGCTCTTTGCCGTCAAACACGGTTGCGTGTTGAACGCTTAAAAGGTGGTCAAGCAAATACGAACCGTCAAATTTGACGTTGTGGAAGTAAAATTTTGTTGAGGGGCGGGCATAAACCCATTCAAAGAAACTTTCGATATTCGTTCCCTTGAAATAGTCGTTCGCGGTGTGAGTGCCTTTCTTCTTCACCGCAACCGCGCCCCATTCCCAAACGCGAACAATAAATTCGCCGTCGGCGTGTATTTCGTTGTTTGTGTGGGTTGTGGTTTCAAAGTCGCAAGAAAAAGCGAAATGTGCTTCGCCCTTCGCTTTCAAACGGCTTTCTTTGCAGTTTTGCGCGTGTGTGTTGCCCTTGCGATACTGTCGCACGGGTGCGCCTTTCTTTTCGGCGTATTGTGTGCGTTCTTTCTCTTTGTCGCGGTTTCCCGCTTCGCTTGCACGCCGTTGACGCATATATTCGGCGTTTCGTGTGTTGAATTCTTCAACGCTTTCGTTCTTGCGTCGCTTCATTGTTCGCTTTTCCTTTCCTGTTTCATGTGAAATATTATTTGTATTTTCGGGAAGTATAATTTTGATACTTTTTCAAAACCTCTTTCGCCTGTTCGACCATATCGGCGGTGATGTCGTCGAGAAGTTCAACGTCGCCGTCGTCGGCTTCACTAAACGCTTGAAGGTTCAAACCAACGGTTGCGTTGCTTTCGGACAACGCCCATTTTTCAAGGGTTTTCAGGGTCATTTTCGAAATGAGAAAACGCAATTCGTCCTGTTGACTTGCGCCCCACAAAACATTGTCGATTGCGGAATTGACGGACTTTTGAATATGTCGAAGGTCTTCAACCTTCCATTGTGTCGCGTTAAGGTTGCCTTGAAGGGCTGTTTTGATTGCGCTTTTGATACCCTTTCGGGAATACTGCAACAGGGGCGTCGCCTTGATTGGTGTCGGAACGCCCTCTATTTCACGAAAGCGAAATTTCGGGTTGTTCGCGTCTTCGTCGGCGCGTCTATAACGCAACTGCAACTTTTCCATATCAAGGGACAATTTCGCGCCCGAAAGAACTTCGTCTTCAACGGAACGGCGCATTGCGTCATGCTTCTTTTGCATTTGGTAATACAAAAGCGCGTCTTGCTTCGTGAAACCTTCGCTTGCGCGGTTTGCTTCAAGGGCTTTACGTTCGGACGCTGACAAGGATTTCGTCAACGCTGAATATTGCTTTTGTACGTAGGAAGGGGAATACGTTTTCAAACCCGCCCTTGTAAGTTGGGCGGTTGTGAACAATGTTGACTTTGCTTCGCGTGCTTCACGCTTTGCGCGGGTGGTGTGTTGTTTACTTTTTGCCATATCTTGTTTTTTCCTTTCATACTGAAATAAAATCATATTGCGGGGGCTATTGCCCCCGCTGTAATTGTTTCATATGGAACAATTAAAAGGGAAGGTCTTCGTCGTCGCCGAGTTCTTCGAACTTCGCTTCGCTCATAATTTCATTCACGAAAAGGGCGACGTAATTCTTGCCGTTGCTTTCCTTGACGGTCAGCCAACCTACAATAACAATGTCATACCACTTTGCGCCGTTGCGTCCCTCTGTCGGGTCGAGACGGTTGAGGGCTTTCAATGCCTTGTGAGAGAAACGCGCGTCAATGTTTGCGTTGGTGAAACTGCCGTCTTCGTTCTTCATGGAGACGGTCACATTGTAAACGGTGAAGGTTTTTCCCTTCGCGGTGATTTCCTTTTCAAAAATGCGGGCTTTGCCGTTAACATTACCCCAAAAATTATTGATTTCGAACTTTTTCATACTTTCTTTTTTTCCTTTCTTATTTTAATAGTCTTCGTTGTCGTGAATTCCGTCCCACACGATACCGTTTGAAACGTACACGTTTTCGTTTTCGTCTTCATAGTCGAGTTCTTCAATTCCGTATTTGACTGCGTAGTAAAAGTTTTCGTATTTTTCCATACGCTTCGCGCTTTCCTTGTAGTGGTCGGCTTCACATTCCGCGAATTCGAGAAGGTCGCGGGTGTGTTTGAGTTCTTTGCGAAGTTCGGCGTTTTCCTGTGCCCCTTCGCAAATGGTTTTACACAACTGTTCGAAAAGTTCGGTCGTCATACAAGTGCGGTTTCCTACTTCAATAATGGGTTTTCTCATAGTTCAAATTTCCTTTCGTGCTTTCGCAAAGTATTTTATGAGGGTGTTCACCCCTCTATTATATAATTGATTTCGGCAATTTTTGAACCCTGTCGGTGAGGTCGTAAGCGTCGAAAGCCCCTTCGCCGAATTCGGTTTCGTGATTGCTTTTGCGCTCCATTTTTTCGATGTCTTCCCACGTGTACCAACCCGACGCGCCCACCTTTTCAAGAAGGGCGAGTTCCTTCAACGCTTCTTTCGGGTAGTCGGTTTGTATGCCTTGCGCGACAAGGTCGCGTTTCCAACTGTCCCACAATGCGCCGAGTTCCTTGTTTGCGTCCTTGCTTTCCTGTACCATTGCGCGGTGTTCTTCGCGTTCGTCGGCGCGATAAATGGCGCGTTTCGGGGGCTTCTTATAAATGGCACATGCGCTTGCGGTTACGCCCATTAAGTCATTCATAAAGTCGTCGTTTTCAATGTCGAGTTCGTAACAAGAGGGCATTGTATAACCGAACCCGCCGTTGTTTTCGGTCTTGATTGCGCGGGCGTTCGTGTCTTCGATTGCGTCCCATACGAAGGGCGCAAACGGAACGTCGAAATGTTCCCCACCTACTTCAACTTCTTCGAACTGTGTGTTCTTGGGGTTGGTGCAACGTTCAAGGTTTGTGTCGTAATGCTTGCAACCATAACAGGCTTCACGGCTTGCATACCGACGCTGTCCTTCAAAGTCGGTTGCGCGACCGTTCAATTCCGCTTGATAACGTTCGACGCTTTCGCCGATTTTGTCGCGGGCTTGGTTTACAGACTTCGAAATTGCCTTGACGGAAGTTCCTTCGGCTTCGGCTATTTCGCTCATTGTTTTACCTTCGTATTCGGAGAGTTCCCAACGACGGCGTTGTGTTTCGGTCAAGTCGGCGGTTTCAAGGACGTGTTCGCCCGCAAAGGTTGTTGCAAAGGGTGACTTGTCGAGAAGGTCGTTTTCCTGTGCGTTTGCAATGTCGGCAATGGCGACGGTGAATTTGTCGGTAGTGATACCCGTTCCGTCCTGTCCGCTTTTCGAAATTCCGAGAGAGGTCAAACCGAGTTTTCGTTGTTCTTCTTCACGCATAAGGGCTTCTTTGTGGGTGATGTCCTTCAACGCTTCGTGAGCCTGTCGGAATTCGTCGGCGGTCATTTCGTTTTGAGCGTAAACGATTTCGTTGTGTCGCTTTCCCTTCATATCGGTGTGATAGAAGTCATATTTCGAAGTCACAACACCCGTTTCGGGGTTCAACACATATTGAACATGTTCGTCCGTGCCGTAGTAATGAATTTCGTTCGGGTTCTTGGAAAGTGCGCCGTATTCCATACGCGCCTTTTGAATAATGGAGTCGTTAAAATTTTTCTGTTTGTTACTCATAGAAACATATCCTTTCAATTAAATTTCATTATAATTCTTTCGTGCATGTTCGTCCGCGAGACGGACAAGGTCGCGGGGCGCACGTTCCCCACGGGCTTCAAACAAACGTTTGATTTGTTGCGGACGGGCGACAAGTCGGGTGATAAGACGGTCGCCGTCGCGATTGTAAATGTTTACAATGCCCGTGTCCGTCAATCTGTGAATTTGCGTCGCGCCGTTGTAATTGTATTCGAATGAATAAATTTCTTCACCCAAACCAATGTTTTCTTTGATGAACCTTTCGCGTTCGGTTCGTTCGTTTTGGTAATGCTGTGAAAAGTTGTTTGTCATTCTATGAACCTATCCTTCATTAAATTTTTGATGTCGATTTCGTGGAGAATTTCGCCCATTGTGTCACCACCGAACCAAACTTTCGGCGCGGAGTTTCGCGCAATGTTCAAGGTGCTGTTCAATGGCGGTTTGCGGGTCGTCCACGCGGTGAATGGTTGCCACAACGAAAGCGTTGTGTGAACGCACAGTATAAAGACCGTCGCCGTTCTTTTCGATTTCGACGGCTTTTCCGTGGTGGTTTAGGGTGGTTTTGTAAACGTTTTTCATAACAAAATATCCTTTCTTTCATTGTTCATTTGTGAGGGTGTTCACCCCTCTATTATATAATTAATTTCGGCGATTTTTGAACCTTGGTTCATTCGTCATATTGCACAAACTTTTGACGAAGTTTTTGTCTATTTTTGCGCTCTTGTTTTCTTTCATACTCTACGCGGGTTGGCGTAGAGCGCGGGCGAAAAATGTTCCCTTCGTTCCGAACACGGTTCAAGCGTTGTTCGGGTGTTTCCTTGTAAAACTGCATATTGCGCTTTTGCTTCTTCATATCCCTTGTTTTCCCTTTCGTGTAACAATAAACTTTCGGTGACGAAGTTCGGGTTCGTCAAATACTGCCTTAATTCCCACATACTATTATACACCTTTCTTTTGAATTTGTCAAGGGTTTACCCCTCTATTATATAATTGATTTTGTGAATTTTTGAACCCACCGTTTAACCGAATTTGTGAATGTTTACATTTTGTTCATAAATTCGAGGGTCAACACAAAATGTTGGGGGTTACGGGAAAATGTCTCTCTATATTACCCCACTTGAAAATGTGAACAAATTGTGAAGTTCGTGAAATTTTTAACAAATTCATGGGTTCGCGCACCGCGACCGTTGGGGGTTACGGGAAAATGTCTCTCTATATTACCCCACTTGAAAATGTGAACAAATTGTGAAGTTCGTGAAATTTTTAACAAATTCATGGGTTCGCGCACCGCGACCGTTGGGGGTTACGGGAAAATGTCTCTCTATATTACCCCACTTGAAAATGTGAACAAATTGTGAAGTTCGTGAAATTTTTAACAAATTCATGGGTTCGCGCACCGCGACCGTTGGGGGTTACGGGAAAATGTCTCTCTATATTACCCCAACAAATTCAATGGGTCAAAATGACCCGTTGAAATTGTGAAATTTTTAACAAATTCATGGGTTCGCGCACAATGCCCGTATGAGCCATTTACAGCCCCGTCAAGGCGCGTTTGTGTTTGGCTATACGGATATACTACCCACACCGTAAACGCCGTTTGTGGCGCGTCCACGCGTGCGAGAAAGCCATTGCCAAAGAAAGATATGGTGAGATTTTTTCGCGTGACCACACATCTGTGTTTGTGAAATTTTTAACAAATTCATGGGTTCGCGCACAATGCCCGTATGAGCCATT